GGACGAACAAGGACGGAGTCAGATGGGGAGTGAAGTTGAGGGATGCCGTGAATCACATGGAAACCTTTCCGACTCCAAGAGCGAGCGAATACAAAGACTGTGGAGCAGTTGGGAGCAAGAGTCAGATTCACATGGAGAAGAGATCGTATCTATGTGCGAAAGTCAAAGATCCCCAACAACCATCTGGAAAACTGAACCCGATGTGGGTCGAGTGGTTGATGGGTTACCCAAAAGGGTGGACAGAATTAAAGGACTAGGCAATGCGATAGTCCCTCAGAATGCTATGATGATAGCTAATGCAATTCATAGGAGTATGACCGAATATTAGTTAGGTGGTTGGTGACACTTTCTCAGTTGGTGCGAAGATAGAATATCGTTTAACCTAAATGCCGTAGATGTCATGTATCAATTTTTCCACAACATAATTTGGATTGATATATGGGCAATGCTTGTTGCCGTAATATGATTGAGTAAAATCTACGGAAATCTATCACCTTATATACTTTTATAGGAGGGTATGTATAATGGAAATAAAAAGGAGAATCTAATGGAAGAGATTCATTTACAAGAAACTCAATTGGAGCATGAGCCTATCATCAAGGAAGAAGTTACATGGGAACAAGCCGTGCAAAAGATTGAAACTATTATAAACGATTTATGTAACGAATATGATAAGGATGGACATCCTTACTATTCAGAGTCATTAAGAAAACATTGGAGAAGAATTTTGAAAGGATAGTTATGTTTAAAGTTTTAATTATAGCTTGTAGTATAATGCCTTTTCCTAGAGGCGAGTTACTAGAAACAAAATGTTATTCGGTTGTTGATCAATGGCAACCCACCATTCACGGATATGAAACGAGGCAGCAATGTGAAAATAGATTGAAAGTCATTACAAATTCAATTAAAAAAAATTTTCATTTAATTTATTTAAAAAAATATAAATGCATTAAGTCGCAAGATAGGGAAAGAATATGAACTGTATTAAATGTAATGGCACTACGTCTGTTTTAGATAGTAGACGACAAGAAACATCGGCTATTAAAAGAAGACGTAAATGTGGTGCTTGTGGGCATAGGTTTAATACAATAGAACAAGTGTTAACAGAGGCAACTGTCGTAAAAACAGTTGTTGTAAAAGAAACAGTAAAGATAAGTAAACCTAAAGTAAAACCTCGTGATACATTTGATGATCCGTTCGATGATCCAAATTATTTAGAATCGTTGAGTGATTACGAATTAGAAGAATTAATAGGAGGATAAGAATGAAATCGAGTACTAAAAAAATGTTAAAGAGTGTAAGTAAAAAAGATTATGTATTAGCAGGAAATGATTATACGAAAGTTGATCCTCATTATATAGTGCTTTACACTAACGTAAAAAAGGTTGTTAGAGTGAATGCAGTTAATGAAGAAACTGCAATCGAGCGAGCATTAGCTAGAGAAATAGATAAGAACACTTGGAAACACATGGGATATCAGTATATTGATACTGATTATGATATGGTTGAGGAGAAAGATTATGAGGCTCATAAGCAGATTAATAAAGAGGTTCGAGGATGAGGCAATTGAGTTTGCATCAGCAGGAATGGAAGAAGAGGCACAAGACGCAAGAAGATTAGCTAGTAAATATACTGAGATGAAATACAATGGTCACACACATTCACTAAGATCGGAGATAAACGACAAATGGAAAAAGAAACAAACTACGAATGGTCAAAAGAAGAAGACTTAAAAACACATTGTGCACCTCGTTGTCCGAGATGCCAAGGTAATTTACAAACTATGGAAGTGCATGGACACGAACAATGTGTCTTATGTCATGCCGTTATAGAGGACTGTTGCCAAGGTGCTCAATTAAAATGAGTGACAATGTGATAAAATTCCCATATAAAATGAGGAGAACAGTCAAACCCGTATCTGTAGTATGCGAAATGGCTGCGGAACAATTTGAACAACTTGTCATCATGGGGCAAAATAAACAGGGTCAAGTTCAAATGATAACAACATTAGCAGACCCTGCTGATATCTTGTGGTACATGGAAGCTGCAAGGTTTGGAATCATGCAAGGATTAGAGGAGGACGAAATCTATGAGTAAGGATAATGGAAAAGAAAAAATACACTCTATCAATAGAGATAACATCATCAACTTTCCCAAATCATCCCCATCTGGCAATGGTAGTCGCAAGAAAGATGTGGAGCCTGGGCCACGATACACAATCAATTTCGAACCAGATTGGGACGGATGGGAAGACGATCCAAAAGATAGCAAAACTTGAGGGTTGGAAGAGAGAGAAACGTAATTCTCTTGAGGGTTGTGGTGGATATTGGGGACCTTTCTTAACAACGGAAGAAGAAAGAGAACTGCCCGAACATGATTGGAGTGGGACGGATCATCCTGATGCTATCAAATCTGAAGATAAATATAGAGAAAAATTTAACGAGAGTTATTCAGCACCATCAACTCTCGCATGGATAGAGGACACTTACAAATGAATTTTATATATAAAACAAAACCATATGATCATCAAAGATTAGCTTTAGAAAAAAGTTACAACAAACAAAATTATGCATACTTCATGGAGATGGGATGTGGTAAATCGAAAGTTTTAATAGACAATATAGTATGGCTTTATCAAAACGGACAAATAGATACTGCCGTAGTAGTCGCTCCGAAAGGTGTGTACAGAAATTGGCAGGAGAATGAAATACCAACTCATATGTTGGACGAAATAGATAAAGAAGTTTATTTATGGACTCCGCAGCCAAACAAAATTCAAAAGAAAAGATTGGTTGATGGAGCACATGCAAGAGGTGGTCTTAGAATTCTTTTAGTTAATGTTGAGGGATTTGCTACAACAAAAATGAAAAACTATATAGAGTTCTTTACTAAAGGGTCACAGTTTTTATTGGCAATAGATGAATCCACCACTATAAAGAATCCTAAAGCTAAGAGAACCAAGGCTCTAATATCTTTTGGTCTATCAGCTAAGTATAAGAGAATACTGACCGGATCTCCCGTAACAAAGTCTCCAATGGATTTGTATTCGCAATGTGGTTTCATGAGCAAGGATCTGTTAGGTCACGATTCTTTTTGGTCTTTCCAGGGAAAATATGCAATCTCAAGAACACAGAGAATGGGTGCTCATTCATTCCAACAAATAGTTGGGTATAAAAATTTAGATGATTTATCTGAAAGACTACATACTTTTTCTCATAGAGTTACAAAAGCAGAGGCATTAGATTTACCTCCTACCATATATGCAACTCGTGAAGTTCCGATGACGAGTGAACAGTTGAGACATTACAAAAGTATCAAGGACGCAGCGATAGCTTTACTTGACGATGGTCAGTTGGTTTCAGCACCTGCCGTTATGACTCAGCTATTGAGACTACAACAAGTATTATGTGGTCACACAATGACGGATGACGGAGATTTAGTGGAATTCAAAAGTCATAGAACGGATGCCATGATTGAAGTCATTGAGGAGATGAATGGTAGTGTTATAATTTGGTCAAGATTTAGATACGACATATTGAAAATAAAATCTGAATTACAAAAAGCTTATGGTCGAGATTCTGTTGTTACTTTTTACGGAGATACTTCTGAGAAAGATAGACAGATCGCAGAGCAGAGATTAAATAACGGAGATGCTAGATTTTTTGTAGCGAATCCTCAGACGGCAGGTCGAGGACTTACATTAAACAAAGCAAGTAATGTTATTTATTATGCCAATGATTTTAATCTAGAGTCTAGGATACAATCAGAGGCAAGGTGTCACAGAATAGGACAGAAGAACACAGTTCTTTATGTTGATCTCGTGGCGAAAGGAACAGTGGATGAACATATTGTTAAAAGTTTAAAAGCTAAGAATGAATTATCAGCTAGATCTCTTGGAGAAGAATTAAGAGAATGGTTGAAATAATTATCTTTGACACTATATGTGGTATGTAGTATCTTCCACTAAGTTAATGGATTTAAAAGGAGTATATAATGGATCCCAACAAATGGAAATCAGTAGCAGTATCTATTGATGTTTACGAAATGTTAAAAGATTTAGCCGAAAAAAATGAAAGGAGTGTAAGTAGGCAATTAGCACACTTAGTCAAGCAAGTGGCACAACAAAAAGAAGCAGCTTGACAAACACTATGATTGTAAAGTAAAACAATTATTCAATCCCGAAGGGGAAAAACTTTATAACAGAAAGAGGTTATTATGAGCGATATGTATGCTCTATTTGAAAAGGAAAAGGTCGATGCCAATAAATTCGACAATGTAGATAAGGAGGGAGCCTCAAGGTTATCTAATCTTATCCGACAATCTATTCAAATCCAAAAAGAAATCGAGGATGCTGAACAGCACCTCAAGGATTTGAAATTCAAAAAAAGAAAAGTGAATGAAGAAGACATACCTATGCTTATGGAGGAAATGGGCATGGATAGTCTTACTGTGGATGGTCACAAGGTTACTATAAAACCTTTCGTTCATGCTCGCATATCTGAAGATAAGAGAGAGCAAGCTTTCAATTTTCTAAGATCTGTGGGTGAGGCTGACATCATTAAGAATGATGTTACTGTGTCGTTTTCTCAAGGAGAAGATAATGTGGTGGGTGCAGTTGTAGACGACCTACGAAAGAATGGATTTGATCCTATTCAGAAAACACACATACATCCTATGACTTTGAAGTCCTGGGTTAAAGGAAGAATCGAAAGTGGTGGAGAATTAGACTTCGAAACTTTCGGTGTTTTTGTCGGTAATGAAGCTAAGATAACAAGGAGTTAAAAAATGGCTAATACACAAGTACAAGAGAAAAAAGAAAACTTACCTGCTAATCTCATGAGCGAATTATCTGAGTTTGCAGGAGAGGGAATGGATTCAATTGGTGCAGACGATATGCAGATTCCATTCTTACGTTTAATTCAAACTACATCACCTCAACTTAATAAGCAGGAATCTGTTTATATTAAAGGTGCTAGTGGTGGAGATTTATTCAACACTGTGACCGGAGAATGTTGGGATAGTGAAGAGGGTGTCTATGTTATACCATGTGGATACACTCTGAAGTATCTTGAGTTCCAACTAAGAACCGAGGGCGGAGGATTTATGGGCGAGTTAAAAAGTAATGACCCTGCAATCACTCAAACTCAAAGAGATGGTGCTACTGAATTACTACCATCAGGTAACGAGTTGATTCGTTCGGCACAACATCTTGTCATGCTTGTAGACATCAAAACCGGTGCTACACAGACGGCAATTTGTGACATGAAAAAGACACAGTTAAAGGTGTCTAAGAAATGGAATACCATGATGAAGATGGTACAGTATTCAGGTCCCAATGGCTTGTTCAATCCTCCTATGTGGGGAACTGCGTGGAAGTTAACTTCTACACAAGAGAGCAATGACAGAGGATCCTGGTACAATTTTGCAGTTGAGAAAGTAGATCCAACCTTGCTCCCCCAAGAGGCTTTCTTATCTGCAAAAGCTTTCTATCAATCGTTTAGATCTGGAGAGGTAAAAACTCAGGCAGGTACGGCTGATGAAGTTATAAACGTAAGTTCAGAGAAAGAAGAACTACCGTTTTAACTATTTGGGGCGATGAACATCCTCCCTTTATCGCCCCAATTCACTAGGGGAAAAGCATGAATATAAACGAAAAGTTCATGGCAGCATTTGAAGGGTTTAGTGCGGCACATGGACAGACAAAAATATCAGAAGAAAGAAGAGCCGGTAAGCAAAAGGCTCACTCTTTCATCGTAAGACAACCCTTAACTCTATCTTTGATAGAGGGACACATTAATGGATTCAAAGGTGTTGGATCTATTCCTATTTCAGAAGAAAACAAATGCAAGTTTGGTGCTTTGGATATTGATCAATATCCTTTGGATCTTGTTGCATTAGATAAAAAAATTAGAAAATTTAAGATACCTGCCGTTGTATGCAGAAGTAAATCAGGTGGGGCACACATATTCTTTTTCTTTAAAGAATGGATTGGTGCAGGAGAATTTAGAGACAAAGCCTCTGAGATATCTTCTATTCTTGGATTTGGTAACTGCGAAATATTTCCAAAACAAGAGCAGGTTCTAGTTGAAAGAGGAGATGTAGGTAACTTTATTAATCTTCCATACTTCGATTCAGAACAAACTATGCGATATGCCATAAAGAAAAATGGGGAAGAGGCAACCTTGGAAGAATTCATAGAGTTGCAGGAAAGCAGAACTGTTCTACCAAAAGATTTTTTATCGTTAGACTTTGGTGGTTCTTCAGATCAATTCAAAGAAAGTCCTCCATGCATATCAACTATGGCAAAGCAGGGGATTCCAGAGGGTGGCAGGAACACCTCAATGTTTAACGCAGCGGTAATGTTTAAAAGAATGGATCCTGATAATTGGAAATCATTACTTGAAAATTTTAATATTACTTATTGTACTCCACCTTTACCTGCGTCTGATATTGTTACGATACAAGGACAGATGGAAAAGAAAGAATACTTTTACACTTGTGATCAACAACCCTTGTGTTCTTTTTGCAATAAGTCTTTATGTAAGACAAAGAAATATGGCATAGGTAATCAAGTTCAAACGATGGATATAAGTGGTCTATCGGTTGTTCTATCAGAACCTAGAGTTTGGTTTGCTGATGTAGAAACAAGAAGATTGGAGTTATCCACAGAGGATCTACAAGTTCCTTTGAAGTTTCAAAGACAATGCATGGAGCAATTAAATTATATGCCTCCGGTTATGAAGAATAATGATTGGCAAGCTTTGATTAATTCTTTGTTAGAAAATGTAAATGAAATAGAAGTTCCCGAAGAGTTGACATACAAGGGTCAATTTCTTGAACTACTTGAGAACTATTGTACCGGAAGAGTTCAAGCACAATCAGCAGAAGAGTTGTCTCTTGGTAAACCTTGGACGGAAGAGAGTAAAACTTATTTTAAGTTAGATTCACTCATGCAGTTTTTAAGAGCCAAGAAGTTCGATAGCTATAGTCGTGGTCAGATACAAGAAAGACTTAAAGAATTAAATGAGAATCAAATAGCTAATGGTGCTAAGAACTTTAAGAATACAAAAGGCGAGTGGAAAAGCATAAGAGTCTGGTGGATTCCTGAGTTTGAATCAGAGGTTCAAGTTCCGAGTATCGAGGTTCAAGAAGAAGAGGAGGTGCCATTCTAATGGAAGTATTAGTAGCTTTTTGTATTGTATTAGTTGAAGCACCTAGAATTGATGGTGGTAAATCTATCTGTAATTTCTGGAATCCTGGTGTTGAGTTTAAAAGTAGACAAGAGTGTATGGCTGACAAAAAACTTATAGAAGATTATGTGGTTGATGAAGCTTGGAAACTTTATCCAAAGGCAGTCAGAATATACGCAAAAGGATTGTGCTTTGATGACAAATAGATGGGCAAGAGCAAGAGAAAGAGCAAGAGATTACGTCAATCAAATAAAACTAGAAAGAGGATGTGAGATGTGTGGATACAATGAAAAATCCTCAAACTTACAATGGCATCATGTTATTCCAGAAATGAAATACAAAGCTGTAGCAGAAATAGTAAGTGAAAATAGAAGTATAGATTTAATAGATAAAGAAATTGAGAAATGTGTATGTGTGTGTAAAGCATGTCACGGAAGATTGGAGATGTAATGGAAACGACAATATTTGGACCACCAGGGACGGGAAAAACAACTAAGCTTATATCTATTGTTCAAGAAGAAATAAAGAATGGAACACCACCTGAGAACATAGGCTTTGTTTCTTTTAGCCGGAAGGCTGCAGAAGAAGCAAAAACTAGAACAATAGAAAAATTAGGTATTAGTGATGACAGACTTGTTTGGTTTAGAACATTACATTCATTGGCTTTTCAATGGTTGGGGATTAGTCGAAAGGATGTTTTGTTTGGCAATGATTATACAAAATTAGGAGAACTTGTAGGTTTAGAATTTTCTGCTAATTCCTCACTAACTTTGGGTGACGGCACATTGTTCACGGCTGGTAAAGGAGGAGATGCTTATCTTGGTTTAATTCAAATGGCTCGTGTTCGGGGTGTAAGTTTAGAACAACAGTTCAGTGATACAAATGACCGTAGGATGAATTTTCAACAAGCAAAATTAGTTGAAAAAGTATTACATGATTATAAGAAAGCCATGAAGAAACGAGACTTTGTTGACATGATCCAAGATTTTATAGATCAAGGCGAGGGTCCGAGTTTAGATTTATTAATAGTGGATGAGGCACAAGACCTAGTTCCTATGCAATGGGACATGGTTAAAAAAGTTTTAGTTCCAAGGGCAAAGAAAACTTTTTATGCAGGAGATGACGATCAATGTATATATTCTTGGATGGGAGTGGATGTTAAAGACTTTTTAAATGCTAGTTCTAATAAAATTATATTAGATCAATCATACAGAATACCTTTACATGTGCATGGCATAGTAGAAAATTTAGTGGAAAGGCTCTCTAACAGACAACCTAAAGTTTGGCAACCCACCACAAAAAAAGGTTCCGTTGTGTGGCATTATGATATGATGGATGTAGACCTAAGAACCGGAGAGTGGTTGATCCTTGCAAGAACGAATTACATTGCTAATAAAGTTGCTAACAAACTTAAAGAAAGTGGATACCTCTTTTGGAAAGAAGGTTCTGGTTGGTCTATTTCCCCAAATGTACTTAACGGAATAGAGGTGTGGAATAAAATATGCAAAAATCAACAATTGTCTATAAGCGAATGGAAGAGTTTTTCGAAGATAACACAGCCTCATGTATTTACCAAACATGGAAGAAAAGCGTTAACTTCCCTAGACCCCGAAAAACTATATTCAATAGAACACATGGGAGATTGTCTAAATGTGTCAGCGGATACACATTGGAACCAAGTGGTAAAAGTATCGGACAAGGAGTTGACTTACATCAACTCAGTGAGGAAGAGTGGGGAGAAGATTTGGAACGGTTCACCAAGGATCAAAGTATCAACGATCCATAAGGCGAAAGGTGGGGAGGCAGACAACGTCCTACTTATGCTAGAGTCTTCAAGAGCATGTGCAGAAAGTCCTGATCAAGATTCCGAGATTAGGACTTTTTATGTAGGGGCAACAAGAGCAAAACAAGAATTACACATTGTAGAATCAAGTAAAGATAATGGATTTAGATTATGAAAAAAGACAGAAAATATTTTTTAGACGAGGCAGAGAAACTAATAAACGGACCGAGAGCCAAGGAATATGGGCCAGCTAAGTTCAATCATGAACGAATAGCCAAGATATGGTCGGTTGTGTTAGCAAGAGAGGTAACTGCTGAAGAGGTAGTTGCTTGTATGATAGGAGTTAAATTAGCTAGGTTAGCTGAAACAATGGAACACGATGATTCGTGGACAGATATTATTGGTTATGCAGCACTAGGTGGAGAGATTGTTAATCATGAAAAAGAAACATCAATTTAATTTAGCCGACATGGGGGGCGATTGGTTTAAAGCGAAAGGACCAGAAGAAATGCCAGACTTAACTAATGAAGATATAAAGGAAGTAGCAGCAATCGGATTAGAAAGTGATTGGTCACCTCCTTCATCTTTCCCTGATCTAACCAAGTGCGATAGAATAGCCGTTGACTTAGAAACAAGAGATCCTAATTTAATGAAACTCGGACCAGGGTGGTGTAGAAAAGATGGTTATGTAATTGGTGTGGCTGTCGCTGCAGGAGATTTTATAGCTTACTATCCAATAAGACATGAGGGTGGTGGTAACATACCACCCCAAAAAGTTTTTACCTGGTTAAAAAAACAAATGGAAACACCGCACATAGAAAAAGTATTCCACAATTCTATGTATGATTTAGGTTGGCTTAGAGCCGAGGGCATTGAAGTTCAAGGCAAGATTATAGACACAATGATCGCAGCACCTTTGTTAAATGAAAACAGAAGATACTATAATTTAAATTCGCTTGCAGGAGAGTATCTTGGCGAGTGGAAAAACGAAAAAATAATGAATAAAGCAGCAGAATATTTTGGTGTAGATCCAAAATCTGGAATGTGGCAATTACCTAGTCGTTTTGTTGGTGCGTATGCTGAACAAGATGCTAGTGTCACATTAAAGCTTTGGGATCATTTAAGACCTCTGTTAGATAAAGAAGAGTGTAATGCCATATTTAATTTGGAGTCTTCTTTGTTACCGGTTTTGTTAGACATGAAAACAAAAGGTGTTCGTGTTGATGTAGACAAGGCAGAGGGTGTTAAGAAGATGTTGGCTAAAAGAGAGAAAGAACTACTACAAGAGGTGGTCAAAGATACCGGTCTCTCTATTGAACCTTGGGTCGCCACATCTATAGCAAAAGTGTTTGACTCCCTTGGGATCCACTATCTTCGCACAGAAAAGTCTGGGGCACCCATGTTTACAAAACAGTTTCTCTCTAATCACCCCCACCCCATTGCGGCAAAGATTCTTAAAATTAGGGAACTTAACAAAGCGAACACGACATTTATTGAAACTATTCTTAATCATTCTCATGAGGGTAGAATTCATTGTGATTTTAATCCTTTAAGATCCGATGACGGAGGTACAGTTACAGGTCGTTTTAGCTCAAGTAACCCCAATTTGCAACAGATTCCTGCACGAGATCCTGAGATCAAAAAATTAATTCGTGGTTTGTTTATCCCGGAGGAGGGCCACAAATGGGGTTCCTTTGATTATGCATCACAAGAGCCAAGATGGTTAGCCCATTATTGTGGTAGCTTGACAGGTCAAAATAAACATCCTCAGATAGATCAAGTGATAGAAATGTATAATAAAGGAAATGCTGACTTTCATCAGATGGTAGCCGATATGGCAGGCATATCTCGTAAGAATGCCAAGACAGTTAATCTTGGAATTATGTATGGTATGGGTAAGAAAAAACTAGCCGATGTTATGGGTGTTGACGAAGAAGAAGCTACAAAACTTCTAGATACATATCATGAAAAAGTTCCTTTTGTTAAGGGCATAGCAGAAAGAACATCAAGTCATGCAAAGGAGCATGGTGTTATTAGAACATGGTTAGGTCGTAAATGTAGGTTTGATATGTGGGAGCCGGTGTCATATGGATACAACAAAGCTATGCCTCTTGCTGAAGCACAAAAAGAATATGGCGGCAGAAATAGAATAAGAAGAGCATTTACATACAAAGCTTTGAATAAACTAATCCAAGGTTCGAGTGCCGACCAAACAAAAAAAGCTATGATAGAATGTTATAAAGAGGGATTGACTCCAACTTTAACAGTTCATGACGAATTATGCTTTAACATAAAGGATCAAAAAGAGGCAGATAAGATTGTTGATATCATGTCAAACTGTATACCAAATCTTAAAGTGCCTTTTGAAGTTGACTCTGTGTTGTGCGACAATTGGGGCGAAGTAGATTAATAAGTAGACTTGACATAAAGATCGTGTAGTTCTGACATAGGATCTTGCTCTGGCTTCTCATTTTTAAAAACTTCGTAGGCATGAGACTTGATATTTGATCTATGTATACCTATATCTTTTAATGTAGCATCATCCAAACTATTTAATGCAGTTATTGTTCTTCCTATTTTAAATTTATAAAACCAATTTGATAACATTTAGTACTCCTTTTCTATTATTAGTTATACATTCGTTCCGCAAAATAAAAAACATAGGAAAAATGAATTACATAAATGCCAAAATAGCATCAATTGATGTTAGTCTATGTATAATAAAGATACAAAAGAAAAGGTTGTTTTAGGTAGTAATCCTACCAAAGCCTTATGTTTCAACGATTCTGAGGCATTTGAGAGCCTCGTTTTTTGACTGATTTCATAATTTCTGCTCGTTTATGGTTTGAAAGCTTAGACCACACAGATATCTCATCTAAAGTTCTAAAACATCCAATGCATATATTATCTTCTATTTTGCAGACGTTTTGGCACGGGCTTACAATAGGCTGTGATCTTTCTGAACTTGGCATCTGGGTATGGAATCTCTGGTTGTTCGTTTAATCGTCTGGCAAAATACAGACAATCATTAACATTGGGGAATGTTTGGTCTTGATTAATTATTATCGTGCCTATCATATAGACTAAAGCAAACTCTATCATTCATCTTTGGTTTTCCAAAAGTATTCATCAGTATCACCAAGTCTAAATTTTTGACCATTTTCAACCTGGTACTCTATTGTACTTACTTTGAAGTCTGGCTGCAATGGCTCTTGAGGTGTCAAAGAATTATCATAGACTCTCATTCTATTGTTTGGATACAAACAGAACTGCCCATTCTTTAATTCTAAAAGATTAAATGATTTATGTTCTGCTGGTATTTCGCTGGTAGAATAATCTATTACGTCTGGGTCTGAATGATAATTATCAAGAGTACAAATATATGCACCCATCATTGTACCGTGATCCCTGGTAAGAATTTCGAAGTCCATTGATCCTATAAATTGTTTACAAATAGATACCACGCCATAATCCATGCAATTCCAAAACTGAAGATTGTAAAGATCCATATCTGTGGTCGGGGTATCGGGGCTCGATAGGAATGCTGAAATAGGTAGCTTGTCATACAAAGCACCATAATCAGGAAGGTAAGTTTCAAAATAAAAACTTCTGCCAGGAATAGATTTAGCACTAACCCAGACACCTTTTACGAATTCCCCATGTCCATCTTGATGATCCCTTAAATATTCTCGTCTGACCCAAACATCTACTGAGGGTAAATTGCAAATAAGTGTAGCCATTATGATTTAGGATTCTTTTTTCTTGCATTTTTAGTTCTTGCATATGATCTGTTCTTAGAAGCAGACATAACTTTTAACTTACTCTTTTTGTTAAGAGCATTACCACCAACATGATGAACATCTTTACCATCACCTTTTTTGACCTTACCTTTACGCATCATAATTC